ATGCATGCTGCGATGAAAAGTAGAGTAGTCACGAATTGTATCTCCGAGAGTGAAGTGAAGGAAGGAAGCCACCAAGGTGACGAACAGCCCACCGCACAGATAACCGCGCATGAAAGTAGCATCCAGTTTCTTTTGCAGAATTTCAGCGTCATTGGCATACATGATTAGGCCCCTACCAAGTTGGAGTAAAAGCGGCTATGCCTGTACAAGCTGCTGAAAGTGTACTAGACATTTGCTGCACGGCGTTATTTTGTGCGGTTTGTAAATTATACATTGCTTGCAATTGTGGTTGATGCGTAAGCTGCCAAATTCTATCTTCCAGTTCCGAGCATCGCTTCCGCAATTTAGAAATCTCTGAATCTTTAGCAACCTCATTAGCATCACTAATTTGTCTGATCCATATTGCGCGACGTGTATATGGATCGAGAGGTGACGCAATAACGGGTTTGATAATCACAGCCGGAAACTGATCACGTTTCTGCACACGAAAGTTTCTCATACAAACTCCACCTCTCGCGCCATGTACGTATTATGGAATCCAACCATCCAAAAGACTAAACCGATGGAATCGCGCCACTCCGCTTTATGTATTTCTAGCACTTTACCTTTCAGTGAATAATTGCAGTTCACTAAACGATCAGTGGCGATACGAACGAGTGACCCCTCAAACATTTCCAGAAGCGTTTGGATTTCAGAAGCCTTCACCATCACCTCCGCCTGCACCTTCAACATCTTTTCGGATGCATCGCTCATAGCTCTCCCCTTTTACCCATTTGAATAAGTTGTTCAACAGCTTCGATAACTTGAGCACGTCGACGGCTATAGATAGCGGAAGCATCTGAATACGCTTCACTATGAACGCCTTGTGACGATGCCCATACAAGTTCTTCGCGCGCATCAGCAAACTTTTGCAAACGGACACGAAAGATACGCCACGGATCATTTCTATTGGCGAGCCTAGTCATAACCAATGCACCCCTATCAAGTCCACGCGGAACCGCTTCCGCAATTTGTTTCGCCCAAAACCACATCCAAGGATGTAGTTCCCAAATTTTAAATCCACCATTGCGCGCAAAGCGTAAGTCGCCGGGTGTTTCCCAATGGCATGAAACGTATAAGAGCCGTCTTCTTTTTCACTCGCCACCCAGAAGTGTTTCTGCCCCTCTGTCCAGGCATGGCGCGCTTGATCCGGCGTCAGCGACGCGGGAAACTTTAATAGTACAGTCGGCATAATCGGGGTTGCTCCGAAGATCGCGCCGCGCTTTGTTGGCATCGGCGAGTTTTCTAAAAACAACGGGAAGTGCGACACCATCAACGACAAGGGAATATTCGGGCATTACCAGCCCCAAGCAAGCTGAGCAAACAGTGACGGATTCTTGAATCCGGTATGAGTGCGGTATTGATTACCGGATGCGATACTGTGGCGATAAGCAATCGATGCAGTGACGCCATAGTTGGGATAGAACGGTTCCTTAACCGTAACAATGATGTTATCCGGACACCCCATTTCGCCGACGCCTTCATTGACTTCAAACTCCCAAGCCAGTAAAGCAGCCATTGAATTACTCAGATTAAATTCCATGATCATTTCCCTTTTAAATAGATGATTAGCAGGTAGCGGCATGGGCTGGCGGTCAGTCGAAATGCTGTTCTTCAATGTCGGAAGGAAGAATGCGATAGACACGCGCTGTAACGGAACCTATTCCTAGTTTTGCAATGCTTGCCGCAAAACGCTTCCATGCAGTGTCCTTGCCTTCACGCAAAGCTATTGCGTGCGCGGAGCACAGTAGTTCTTCCATCTCGATTTCACGCGTTCTTTGATTCATCTTCATTTCCTCAATGCGGGCCGTCCGTGGCGATTTATGTAACAAAAAGAAACCCACCGTTTCCGATGGGTTTAAGCTTACGCTGATGGGGTGGTCAACGCAAGATGAAATTGAATATTTGTTCAGTTACGGTTCATGTCTTAGGCGCCGTGGATTGGGCATGATGCGGCGACCAATGGCATAGTTTTTGCCCGGTGAGGTCATGGGCAAGAATTTCTTTCGCGGTAGCGTCTGTCAGGGCATCGCCGGTATGGACATAGATCGGCGCAAACGCTTCGCACGGTGATTGATCCACACCGCTTTTAATCGTCTTTCCAATTCTGCCGCAACTGGTCGTTAGCAGAACCGGCGCCAGTAGGAGGAAGGTTATCAACCTGTTTCGTTGTTGCTTGAGCGGTTTGGCTGATGCGGTTGAGTTCATCGGTAACCACCTTGGATGCCTGAGCGGAATCGGACGCGGCTTGTTTGCGACGTCCCCAAAAGACCGCTGCCGCAAGCCCGACAGCAAACAGTGCAGCGGCCATGAGCCAGTTCTTCACGGTTTTAACTCCCGGTAGATTGAGAAGGGTTGTCCACATGCGGATTCTCCGTCTTGACGAAGTGCGCGATAAAGGCAATGACCAGCAAGCCAGTGGACAGCGATGTCAACAAATGTTGCGACAGAAATTGCTGAAACGGCTGGATGGTTTGCCATGCGCCATTGATGCCGCCCGTTACAAGAACGCAAGCGGCGCTGACTTTCTTTTCAAGTTTGTGCCAATCATTCGCGAGATGCACGACGGCTACCTCCATGAACAAATAGGTGAATGTCATCCTTGCGTATGAAGTCCTTATAGATGTTTGCTTTCAATTCGGCGAGGGCGGCTTTCACCTGGGATTGAAACAACAACAGGATCAGGTTGAGTGCCAGCGACGCCAACGTAGCGCCGTCGGAGAATGTCATCCTTTCACCCTTTTCAACCTAGGGTTGAGTTTCTTGGCTTTAGGACTTGCACGTCGTGTACTGGCGGCAAGTTCTGCTTCGGCCCGTTTCAGGCTGATATGGTTTTTGCGGGAAATGCCTTCTGCGACGCGAACGAATCCGGGATGCTTAGTATTCATACCTTGATCGCCGGATGAATGATGCCACCGCGAATATACTGCGGCCCCGGTGTGGGCTGATTGAGCACAAGATTCGACGCGCCCACATCACCGACGCCAATACGCGCAGGATTGGCATAGGGATTGGAATGCGGTGGAGTGAAATGCCGCTGTCCCTGAATCTGCCCCGTAATAGGACTCACGTTGCCGATGGTAGGAATATGATAACCGCCGAGTTTGAGCGCCATAACAGCCTCCTTATTTGTGGACGAGTCGTTTAACGGATGAGCCAGCATCCGCTAAATTCATGTTGCGTTCTTGAATGGATGAAATGGCAGACGTCAATCCACTGCTTAATGTGCCGCTACCAAACAGATAAAGCGCACCAGCTACGAGAATCAAGCCTAGCAGTATGACCGTACCGCGTCCGGCGTATTCGGAAATGAAATCCATCTTGCCTTTGGACCCGGCACCTTGACCGATAGCGGTAGCCACCTGTCCCGTTTTACCGGTTTGTGCCCCGGCAAAAAGCCCTGCAGCAATCGTTGATGGATCAGTATTCAACCAATTCAACGCCTGCCCGAGAATGGAGGTACCGCCTTCCGGCGTCGACACCTGCATGTTATTCGCGCCGTATGCCTGCATGGTTTGTGTAAACGCCAGCTGTGCCGCGCTGTTTTGATCCATGCCCTGCGACGTGGCGCTTTGAAAGATATTCTGCGCCATCTGATTTTGTTCGGGTGTTCCTATGTTAAACGTAGGCGTGGGCGTCACTGCCGAAGCAGCGCCACTCAACCCCATACCCATGAACAAATCAGAAAACGACACGGCTTACTCCATCTCAATGGCGTTGGCAAGATATCCCGGAATGACTGCATTTGTGAACGCATAATTGTTGCCGGTATTTTGCGCCACCTGTTGCGGTGTCACGTTATTGATGCCTTGGTCGCACCCGCATCCACTGTTGAAGGAAATGGGGCCATAGTACGGCGCACCGTAATTGCTTGCACCCGGCGGCGCCGTATTGAATGTCAGATAATACGGCATGCTGTCCGAACCCGGCGTAGGGCCATTATCGGTCGTTTGCGCAGCGGAAGCGGGCGCTTTCATCAACAAATAGAGCACCACTAAAGCGGCCACGGCGCCGCTTACGATCCACCATGTCTCTTTTTTCGTTGCCATATATCCTCACATGAACATCGCGGCCATCATGCCCACTTGAGCGAGTCCGCCCAAGATGTCGCTGGAACTGTTACCTTTGGCGCTGATGGCTTTTTGAATGGTGGAATTGTTGGATTGCGTGACAGCGACCTGTGCCGCATTGTTGGACTGCGCAATCTGAACATTGGCATTCGTTTGCGCAATCGCTACACCGGCTTGGTTCGAGGAAATGAGTCCTTCCAGATTGGTAAACATCTGCGTCTGCGCAATCAACGCGCTGTTGTTGTCTTCGTTTTCCTTGACCTGAGCGCCAATCTGATTATTAGCAACCTGCGCCGACAGATTGTCATGATTGGTTTGTACAGCGGCCTGCAAATTGGCAATTTCAGTTTGTGACGCTACCTGATTATTAGCAACGGCCGCTGCTAAGGAGTTTTGCTGTTGCGTCGTTTGCGCCTGCAATTGCGCGACCTGCAAACCATAACCGGCTTGGATGCCAGCCATTTGCAGCTGGCCCTGAATCTGATTCTGTTGCGCCGCTAACTGCGCATCAGCGGCAGACGTCCCTGTCGTAGTCGTGGCTGCGGAGGATGAACCGCTCATTCCTTTGTACAGGATGAAAAACAGCACCAGGGCGCCGATGCCGAACGCCCAAGGATGCTTTTTCACAATCGAAAGGTTGATCGCCATAGTCCGTTAGCCTGATGGAATGATAAGCGGTTGCATCGCAAACTGTCCCGTCTGGATACCGCCATAACCGTAAGCGACGAACTCATTGGTTACGACGATATTCGGCGAGAAAATCTGCATCTGCCGTTTCGTGAGTCGACCCGCACCGCCCGCATCGTACTGCGGAAATTGCGTCATGACTTGCACGGCGTAATTTTCCGCACCCGGATTCGGAAACGGCGTCGGGATACTGCGTAAAATGTTGGCGACGCCGAAGAAACGCATATCAGCCTCCGAACGGCGAGGCGATGCTGGGCATCGACAGCCCCATGCTGCCGCCCATAGCGCCACCGGTAACAGGCGCTTCCGCCGCACCGAGCATTTGCGCGAACGCACTACCTCCGGATTTAATCACGCCAGACGTGTTGGCATTTTTTGAGACCAAAACGGCGACGATGGCAACACCGATGATGGCAACCAAGATGGTAACGATGCCGGACCAGATACTATTCATTGCTGCGATCCTGTAAGAGTGGGAAGGGACGGAAGCGATCCGAATTGCGGTGTAGGTGTGTTGAACAAACTCTGAGCGCCTTTGAAATTCGATTGCGTGAGCGGATTGGAAAGATCAACGCTACCGTTACCCATGCCCGTAGCTTGTACAAACTTGTCAAAGAAACCGCCATTGCTCAAGAACATCACGAGAATCACCAGCGCCAGAAAAGCCGTCGTGATAGGGCGAATTGGTTTGATGTAACCCAATCCACCAATAGCGGCAATGGCGACGATCCACGGAATGAACGATCCTTGCCCCGAAAAGTCCGACTTGAGCAACGTAAACAGTGTACCTTGCGTATTGCGCACACCGGCCACGATCAGCAAAACGCCAACGATGAGCATCACGAACGGCATCAGGAAGCGCTCCCCGTGTTGGAAGCGCCCCAGAAAATCGCCGCGTATTGGGGAAGCTGGCCTTTCATCGTGATGAAAACCAAGAACCCAATAAACAGCGCGCCGAAAATGAGGCTCGATTGCGACATCAGAGTTTAGCCTTGATGGCGTTGACGGGACCGGGGAAGCTAGCGCCCAGCGCGTAAGCGATAAGCAAAAGCAGGATGGTCATGAGGCTGACGCCAAAAATTTTCATTCAGAAGCCCTCGCGATGAAATGAACCGTGTGTGCCCACCCCGCTGCGACGATGAGCACGAAAACGATAAACAAAATCCAGCGCCAGACATCCATGTCCGGCGAATACGGTGATTGAAACCATGACTTGACCGAACCCATATCAGCCACCGCCAGGGAGCGAGCCTGCCTGATTCATGACGCCAATCTGGCCGAAGGCTTCATAGCCAAGCAATACCTGGGCGCCAGCGGAAACCGCGCTAGGATTCATCACCAATTCCATGTTACCGAATTGATTGGTGTTGATCGGCTTCTGCCGCGTGGACACGTAATAGACGCCGCTAGGATAATCGGTGCCAATCTGCACACGCGATTGCAGCGCCAATTCCGCCGGGTCCATCTTGAAGATATTGGTGAAGTTCGCGGACTGCAGCGTGAAATAGTTCACGTCCGTACCCGGATTCAGTGTGCCGCCGTTGTCATAGATCGCAAACGTGGATAGGAATGAACGGTAGTTCGCGTATGGGAAAGGATTGTCCTGATTCGCACTGATCGTGTTGTAGAACGTGTTCTTGATGTCGTAGAACGTCTGCATGGAAAGCTGCGGCAGAATCACGCCCTGATTGCTCTGCGGCAATTGGTCGAGATAATGCTGATAGACGTTGATGGTCACGGACGTGACGGTACCGGCGCTACCGCTATAAACGGACTGCACCGCATCGCCGCTCGCCTGGAAGAACGCGGAGTTGAGCGTCAATTGCAAGTTCATCGTGGCGTTGGTTACGCCCGCAAAGACGGCGCCGCGCAAGTCTTTGTGGCCGTAAGCGAGCGGCACGTAATAACGCATCGTGACGGTACCGGTACCGGATGCCGCAATGGTGGCAGGCGCTTCAATGCCGCTCAAATTGTCGCCGTAGGCCACGGGCGCATTCTGGAACGCGTACGAAATGCCATACGGCTTATTGATGCGCGCCGTGTTGAGCAAATGCAGATGCCAGCCCGTCGTCTGAATGCGAGTGTTGTTCTGCAAGTCGTCGAAACGAATCTGCTGTAGTGTATTGGCCGGACCCAACGCGGTGCGCGTTGCCGTGCCACCGGCGCTATTGGTAACGCTGGCCTGGACGATGACCCAAAAGCCCTTGATCAAGCCGACGTAGCGCGGCTGGATGTTGTACACTGATTGATTGGCGGGATTGAATGTGCCGGAGAAAATATTCTGGACACGTTCAACGCTCACCAAATTGATGAGATTGGTAACGGCCTGATCTTGCGCCTGAGCCTGGGCCTGCGCATTCTGAACTTGCTGTGCCATTTACATGGACTCCTGTTTGGTTGAGTTGCATGCGCAGGGTGCGCCTTTGATCCACATGACAATCATCTCCGCGATGAAAATCGCGAAAATGACCATCAGGATGACGATGAACCAATTGATCGGGTTCTTGATGAGAGCGATATTGACGGGTGCTTCCATGGTCACATGTCCGATGCGGCTTGCGATTTACCAGACATTTTCACGACACCGCGCGCGACCAGGGACACCAACATCATTCCAATCAGGGCCATCAAAACGACGGTTACCCAATTGGTGAAATTCCACGTGAGGACGACGGGTTCCATAGGGGTTCCTTGACAACGTTCACAAAGTGTTGACGCTATTATCAAGGACCCCTCACAGAGGTCAAGTAGTCTTAATTTTCGGCGGCAGGAGCGGTGGAAAACGCGCGAGAATTTCCATATCACTGGGAACGGGCTTCATCACGAACAGTTCGTTATTTCCACTGTCGTAATACCACGAATGAAAAGGCGGTACGGGATCAGCTGCTTGATTCGGCATGAATTGCTGCAAGGTTTTTAAATCGCGATCATCGTTCAAACGAAATGTCTGGTAAAACGTCGCTTCGGAAAGTACGAAACGATTAATCCACACCGGACGCTGTGAAAGGGTGATCGTAGGGATATGCTTGCTACGACCTTGTGTCAACAATAATTTGTAAGCGCGATTCGCCGCCGCGCTTTCGATCATGTAACCTTCATCGACATAAACGCCGATATCTTCGTTTTTCCAAATACGCGTAAACAAATCCGCCAACTCATCTTGTTGGTACGGATGTGGTCGAATGATATAGATGCCGGGTTCTGTAGGCAGTGGCGCCGTGACATCCATCGTGTATGCCGGAATGCCAGCAATCAGTTCCTCTTCCTTGAAATCGATCACGATCCATGGCATCTCCCGAAAACTGCGGTGCGACAAATGCCACACCGCAGCGCGCGTTTTACCGCTGCCGTTGGAGCCGACTAGCACATGGTGCTGAGAATCATTCGGCAGGCGGAACGTCATAGATCACACCGTTTTCCGTGTTGGTATCTACGATGGGCGCTTTGTTCGGTTGTGGCGCCGATGCAGGTTTCGGTTTGGATTCTGCTTCGATTTTCTTGCGCATGATAAATGCGCCGACGCGTGGACCATAGATCGAGCCGCACACGCCTAAAACGTTAATCCACAACAACGTTTCCGCCGACGTTTCCCACTGGTAGTGCTCCTGCACCGCCATGATGGCGCCCGCCAACTTGCCGCTTTCTTCCTTGTCCAATTCCAGCAACGGCTCACCAAACAATTTCGCCGCCATCAAATGCAGTGAGAAAAGCACATCGCTTACACCAGTCGGGGTTTTCGTCCCTTTGGTACGGGGAGCGGCGCCACTGGCTGTACCGTTGCTGTAGGTTTGTCCGGGTTTGCGTCCGCGCTTTTTACGGATGCTTCCGTCTTTGTTGAATTCGACGGTGCCGTTGCCTGGGATGGGTCCACTGTCACTACCGCCACCGCTGTCGGGTCGGGACTGGGATACGGGGCCGTTTCCAGCGACGTCACCCGGCTCGATAAGGACAACACCTTCGAGTCGGTTGTTGATTGCGTCGAGCGTATTTCCGCTAGTTGATTTCTCGTCCACGTTTCAAAGTCCTCATCGTTTTCAATATGGGTTTCCAGCTCTTCCGGTGGCGTGTTAACCGATTCGGGAGATGGAGTGGTGTTCGACGGGTCCGTCGTAGTCGAGTCGGAACTGGGGGCTTTCGGTTTGGGTGCCATCGTTGAAATCCTCCAAGTGCAATGCGTCAAACAGACGCTTTTGGTTTTCGAGTATCGCAAGCTGCATCACTTCGATACGCTGCTGTTGATTTTCAAGTAACACGAATTTGGCCTGAATACCCTGCACCACCGTACCGAACTGCTTTTGCAATTCATCGGGATCGAGACCAAACGTCTTCAGCAACATGTCCATGCCTTTCATGGTGTTCCCCTTATTGTGATTTCCATACCGCGTTAGTGACCGGAATATTGATGGCATAGATCGTCACCACCAATCCCGTTGCTGTGGTGGTCGATACGGTAATCGTCGGCTGTTGATCCAGCAACATATTCACATAACCCTGCGAATTGGGCGGTATCTTGATGCGCTGTTGCAATGCGCCGCCTTGGATAATCAATGACGCCGCGTTATCCGCGTTATCAATGAAAAACGCTTGGATATCCTGAATCTGCCCACGTTGCGCCACAATCGCAAGATTGATCGGCTGTAATGCGCCGCCACCAGACACAGGATCGAAATTCAACGGCAAAGGAATAGCGCTACCGCCATTGCAAGGGAATTTGTTGTTCATCACGCCGATGACGCTGTACGTAGTCATGTGCTACCTCCGGAAATGAAACTGGTGATATTGCTGTTGCTGATGCCTAACGGGATCAGTTCGATCTGTGGAACCAATTCCGCGATGGCCCATTGTAACCGATCACCGACATTGAAATTCACCGCGTCTAAGTACACGGTTGTTGTCACGGGGCCTAATACGTGTTCGGTTTGATAACGCTCGCGTTGCAAACGATAACAGAGATTCAAAGTTTGCAAATTGATGTAGGAAAAATTGATATCGGAATTGCTGACGTCAAACGGGCGCTTATCATCTAAAGTGCAGCGAGGCGAACGGTATCCCACGCCTAAATCGACCTGTTCAAATTGCTGCGACACGGGATCGTACCAAAAATAACGCATGTGCCCCGCCGCCATATAGCAGACAAAAGGGAACATATTTTGATCGAACGCTAAATCGCACTCTGTCGCCTCACCATCATTGAAAAGTAACGTCCATCCGTTCTGATTCGGGGCACTGACATAAAAACCACCACCGGAATAAATCAGTGTCCACAATTGCTGCATCAACCCGCCCGCCGGATTTTGCAATTGCAGCGCGCCCATTTCATAACCCACAAGCGGTTGCCCCACTTGTTTGATGGGGTTAGTAAAAGGTGTTGCGATAGATGGAATTGACAAATTAACTAGCACTGGACCACACCACGTTGACCGTCATCGTCCATGTTTGCGTTGCAAGCAACGTAATCGGTGTATTCAATAGAAATTGAAAGCACATGAGATTCGTAGCGAAAATGACTAATTGAAACGTGTTGCCATGGTTAGTTGGCAATGAACCAGTACAATTGACGTTGTACGTACCGCTAGTATAAGTTCCGCGCGTCCATGAATAGCCAATCGTGGCTAAGTTACCGCTCGTCACGGGTTCAAAAGACGATTCATTTCGGACATCGCTAAAGGTACCAAACCCGTCGCGATTTTCTTTTAAAGAAACGCTCGCGTTATAACCATCTACATTAGTCGTCAGTCCCCAAGGCAAGCACTGCCAATTAATGGTTGTAATCGTTCCATCCGTATTCAATGAAAAAGAACCGGATGTTTCCGATGCAAAATCCGATGAATGTTGATAGGTCACGATCAATTGATCGGTCGCTAAAACGGTAATCGTGCCCGGACTGCCACCCACCATAATCAAGGCGCGTGAATAAATAGGACTTGCCGCACCTGACGCGGTCGAAAGAATGATGCCCAATTCAGCGACGTTACCCACCACGGCTCCCACCGCAAACGTGTAGGTATACGAAAATGTTGCCGAATAGGGCGCCGTCGTGACAAATGATTCGGTAGGACCAGACACTGACGTCGTATACGCTAACGGATTCGCCAATACGGTATCGCCAGCGGCCGGGGTTGAATTACCGGTACCCACTGCCAACCCGGCCCAGGCATTTGAACCGGGAGAACCTGACCCAATCCAATCAAGCCCCTGATTGACCACTTTATTATGCGATTCATATTCCGCGATTTTTTCACCGTGGCGCAAATGCTCAATGATGAATTTACCACGAAGCTTAATGTCCAAATTAACGTTAGCTGGTGCGTTCATGTGATGGTCATCCCGGTAATCGACGGTGTTACGTTAACGGCTTCAGGGGCCGTGTAATTTAAAACGACGGTGGTAATAGTCATGCCCGAAATAGTCGGCGCAACATTCAACTTTTCTTGATTGGTATAGTTTTTAATGACCGTATCTAACACCATGCCGGAAATGGTTGGCGCTATGTTGATGCCTTCCGGTTGCGTGTATTGCTTTACTACCGTGTCCAATAGCATGCCGGTAATAGCGCTATTGAGGTTGACACCTTCATGCTGCGTATAGGGAATGATCACCGTAGTGATGGTCATGAACACAATACGCGGCTGCAACGCCACCGCTTCCGTTTGAAGCTGAGGGTACAATTGCGAGGTTAGAAAATAAAGCAGCATTACAACCCCAATTCTTTCGCTGCCTGTATCATGCGATCCGAATACGCCGTGCTGCCGTTGTAGCGCACTGCAAAGTGATCGAGCGTGACACGATAAGCTTTCAAAGATGCCCACGTAACATTAATATCATCGTCATCCAGAAACTTGCCGAATTGGTTATCCTGATCAACAACGGATTCGAGATATTGCGTCACGGGTTTATCGTAAAAGGACCCGTCTTTATGCCTAGCATAAAGATTGAACCCCATCAGTTGATAGGCACCAAAGGACATGGAATAAATGACGCGCGCCGTATCGCTGCTGCATTGGTGGATGCGCTGAATGGCAATGACAATCGGACTCGAACCCTGAGCGGTAATCTTATTGAACGTCAAACGTTCAAACCGCAGCGCGCCGTAATTTTCGTTCGATTCCACCCGGCGAATGATGCGGCGAAGGTCGGGATCGACCGCTGGCACAAAAGGTGCTTGTGAAGGGATAGTGGACATGGCGTGATCCCCAGGTGTACGATGACTCGCACTGTATCACACCCTTCACGAAAAAGCCCCCGGTGTCCGCCAAGAGCACCGAGGGCTGAGATGACAGGATTCTGCCCAATCCATGCCACGCCGCAATACTACTCCGAAAAAGAAAAGGGGTCAAGACCTTTATTCGAAAGTCGCAAAGACTTTATCAGCTGCGCAAAAGAAAGCGGCAAAGCGTCGGAAACAAATTCGTCATGAGAATGATCTGGACGTCATCGCGCGGTGGCGGGCATTGAATCGTCTCGGTATTACGGCGACGCGAAAGAATCCCTCCCTCAAGAACCTCACCCCCGCCATGAAACGCCGCATTAATAAGGCGTTCGTGGAGTTGCAAAACGTAGGGCACTATGCCGGGGGCCGCGTACACCGCCCACTGGAAAAAGAAACCTACAAGACCAAAGCAGGCAAGCGAACACGTTACAAAATCGGCCAGTATTTCCAGGCCACCAAAACAAAACGACAACTTGCCCCTGATGAAGCGGCTAACGCCATCAAAACCAAGAAAGGATTCATCTTTGAAAAATCACACCCGTCTGCCCGGGTGAAAATTAACGCGAAAGGAGTTGTCACTGAAACGGCGCATGGTGTAAAATGGCAGAAGAAAGCCTATCGAGGAGAAACGATACTTTCGTTGTATCGCGAATTGAAAGATGGTGATTTAGTACTACGAAAAGGCCAATTTCTTGTGTACAAGCCATGGGGGTCGGAAAACATGTCGCGCCCCATTGATGACGCGGAATTGTTCCTTGAAATGTTCCAGCAATATGAAAACGAAATGAACGATCCCACGTTCCAAGCGTGGATGGATGTCTCAGAGATTCATTTCGCGCAAACCTAACAGGGTAGGTTATGCCAAAGTCCGCCAAGCGCAAAAAGATCGCGACACTCGATCTAGAAACTGATCCATTTAAATATGGTCGAACACCATGGCCGTTCGCTGCAGGGTTCTTTGACGGGGACACCTATCACCAAACATGGGGTGATGATTGCGTACTTCAAATGATGGAGTACCTCGCCAGCTATCCCGAACCCCTCATTATCTATGTACACAACGGCGGCGGGTTCGATTTCTGGTATCTACTCGAATGGATATCGGGGCAGCTCTTTTTCATCAAGTCCAAGCTCTGTCGCGCTGACTTGCTGGAACGGCATGAGATACGGGATAGCTATAAGATGATCCCGATCCCGCTTGCTGCCTTCCAGAAAGAAAAAATCGACTACTGGAAGTTTGAGCGCGAACACCGCAACAAATATAAGAAAGAGATTGGCTACTACCTGCAAAAAGATTGCGAATACCTGTATGAGCTCGTCGCGGAATTTATTAAGCGCTATGGCATGCACCTGACCATCGGCGCTGCCGCCATTCAACAACTACGACAATTCCATCACCTTCCCCATGAGTCGGAGAAATTCGATGAAAAATTCAGGCCCTGGTACATGGGCGGTCGAGTTGAATGCTTTGAATACGGTGAGGTACGCGCATCTGCCGGTTCACGCTGGCGGATTTATGACGTTAATTCCATGTACCCGTTTGTCATGGCAACTTACAAGCACCCAAGAGGATCATCTTACGCCGCTACTAAACGTCTCCACGATCATAAACTATCCTTCGCACGAATCACTGCCACGTCCAACGGTGCTTTACCGCTCGCTGCAAAGGGTCTTAAATTTCCACATGGACGAAACGAGTTCTGGGCATGCTCCCATGAAATTCATGCGGGCATCGAACTAGGATATCTACGCGTAGAAAAAGTGCACGAATGCTATTACTGGAATCAAACGCAATCGTTTGACACTTACATTGAACACTTCGCTGCTGAGAAAATTGCATGCGAAGAACGCGGTGACAAAGCGGGACGCGAATTCAACAAGCTGTTCATGAACAACGGCTACGGTAAAGCCGGACAAAATCCGCGCAATTTTCAGGACTGCGAATTGTTCGATTCACTTGACGCGTGCAGGGCAGCAGGATATAATCCGGCACAGAATTGGGGAAGTAAATTCTTAGGGATGAAACAGGCGGAACTTCAAAAGTGGAGTTTTAATAATGTTGCCATTGCCGCGAGTATCACATCAGGCGCCCGAGCGGAACTTATGCGGGGATTGGCTAATGCTACCCGCCCTATATACTGCGATACGGACTCCATTATATGCGAGGCATTGGACCGGCCTTTACATCCCACGAAGCTGGGTGCCTGGAAATTGGAAGGCGAAGCGGACACACTTTATATTGGGGGTAAAAAGCTATATGCCGCTTTTGACCGGGGATCACCTTTACTTATCAAGGATAGAGAAAAGAAAGCAGCCAAGGGTGCCAACCTGTCAGCAGAAACTATACGAAAGGTGGCCCTTGGTGATGCATTCCTGAATGAAATTGATGCGCCGCTTTTGCGTGTGGGGAAAGAAGCGCAGTTTTTGGCTAGAAATATTCGGATGACTGCTTGACGACTCCACATCTTTTTGATACTGTTTAAGCTCAATCCAATCTTGCGCCGTCACAGGCGCCCACCCAGCGGAGAATGCAAAATGAGTGCCGAACCGACCTTGCTTACCAAGCTGTCCCTCAAGTCTATGGGCGCTACGCCCGCAAAACATTCCCTCAAGGAAGGCGAGACCATTGTCATCGCCCATATCTGGGGTATCGCGTCCAAACATGAAAACGTGGAAACGAATTTCGGTGACTCCACCCGCTTTGTGGGCCAGTTCGCAGGGCTGAACATGAAGGGCGAGCGGTTCCGTTCCAGCAAGGCATTTCTGCCGCCCGTGGTGGAGCAAATGCTGGCCGATGCCATCGACGCCGTACCGGATTCCGCTGCCGTGGAATTTGCGTTTGAAGTCGGCGCCACTTACTCCGAAAAGGGCAATACCGGGTACCAGTACACCGTCAAGCCGTTGACGAAACTGGCGGAAAATGATGCGCTGTCAGCGCTTGAGCAAAAGGTGGAGCAGGCGTTGAAGGCGCTCCCGGCTCCGGCGAAAGAACACCATGAAGAAAAGCCTGCCCAGAACGGGAAGGGCAAGAAGTAGTTCGCCGGGAGGCGATGGTGAACCTGCGCTTCGTTCCTCCCCTGTAATTGAAGCGCAGTAAAGCAAAGGAGGGGATTGGAATGTAAATCCTTAAACCTGCGGGAGCCTCCTTTCTTACCCCCTCTTTGGCGGTGCATCCGAGAGGGGGTTTCTTTTGTCTTAAATCACCCACCAAACCCTCAGCGTATTGACAAGCTGAAATCCCACCCCCACAAAATCCTGCACAATTGGCCCCTCCTAAATGGAGGGGTTTTCGTTTGGGTGGCATTCCACGCGCAAATAAAAAGGGGGAGGG